ATCGGAGAGATTGCTGTCCTTGGTACCCTTGTTTGCCAAAGGAACTTTCTACTTTAGACCAGAAGATATTCAGGCACAACAAGAATTCTTATCTTATCCGAAAGGAAGGAATGATGATATTATGGATGCTATATGGACAGCTTTAGATGGTGCAAAACCATGTAGAGTAGCTGAATTAGAACTTTTATCCGAAGAAGAATGGAGAAATCCAAAGAAAAGTCTTGATTGGATGAGTATGTAATGCGTAAATTTACCTAATGGCTAATTCTAAAAAAGACATAGTTGATGAAACTTTACAGTTATTTGATGACTATTCTAGCAAAAGAGACAATTGGGCCGCTCAAGCAAAAGAAGATAAAGAGTTTAGATTAGGGAAGCAGTGGACTGCTGAACAAAGAGAAACTTTAGAAGGCAGAGGACAAGCTCCTATTGTTATCAACAGGATACACCCAGCAGTTGAATCTGCTAAGGCTATGTTGACTGCTAATAGACCTTCTTTTAGAGCTGCTCCTAGAGAAGATTCTGATAATAAAGTAGCTAATGTAATGAGTGCGCTGCTTACTTATATGTATGATATATCAGATGGTAGAAGTGTTATACGTCAAGCAGTAGATGATTATTATGTAATGGGAATGGGGTTTTTACATGTGTATCAAGACCCTATGATGGATATGGGTAAAGGTGAAGTATGCTTTCATGACGTTGACCCATTAGATGTATATGTTGACCCTAATAGTCGACATAGGCTTTTTGATGATGCTGAAAATATAATTATATCTAAACTATTTACCAAAGACCAGGCAAAACAACTTTATCCTATGTATGAAAAAGCTATTGATAATGCTGATTCAGACTCTGGTAATAAAGTAGATTTTAATGCTCCATGGACCGAACGAGAAGATGATGGTGAGGTTACCTTTCCAGAAGATGTTGGAAGAGTTAATAACCAAGAATATGTAAGAGGTTATGAAAGATATTATAAAGTTGATGTTACTGAGTTTAGGACCTATGAAAAGTTTTCTGGCAAAGAAGAATTATTAAGTGAAGACCAATATGAGTTATATTCGCAAAGACCTGCTTGGAATATACAAGGACAGTTAATTACCGATGCTGAGAAAGCTGAAAAGTTATATCAGCAGTTAACACAGCAGAGACAACAAGTTCTTATGCAAAAAGTTCAAGAACTAGTGCAAGTTGCTGGATATAGTGAAGATGAAGCTATAGTAATTGCTGAAGAAGAGATTCCTAAAATAGAATTTCAAGAAATAACTTTTGCTGATTTAATGATGCAGGGTCAAATTGATGTTGTTAAAGTGTCTAGTAAAAAGGTTCAATTATGTGTTATTATGGGAGAGACTAAGTTATATTCAAGGATTTTACCTCTTGATAAATATCCTATAATTCCTGTAATGAATGTTCATACTAGAACTCCTTATCCTATGTCTGATGTTAGAATGATAAAAGGATTACAAGAATATATAAATAAGACTCGCTCTTTGATAATTGCACATGCTACTACAAGTACTAATACAAAAATATTAGTTCCTGAAGGAAGCGTTGATATGAAAGATTTTGAAGAAAAATGGGCACAACCAGGTGTAGCTATACCATATGACCCGACTGATGGAGCTCCTATGCCAGTACAACCTACACCATTGCCAAACGAATTGTATCAAAACGAAACTGCTGCTAAATCAGATATAGACCATGCTTTAGGTTTGTATGAAATGATGATGGGAAATGCCCAATCTGCTCCTGCAACCTATAAGGCTACTATATCAATAGATGAGTTTGGCCAAAGAAAAATGAAGTCAAAGTTAGCAGATATTGAAGCTGCTTTAACTAGAGTTGGGCAAATAGCTATTCCTTTGATTCAACAATTGTATACTACTGAAAAGGTATTTAGAGTAGTACAACCCAATAATTCTATTAGTGAATATGCTATTAATAAGAAGTTAATAGATGATAAAACAGGTGAAATTAAACTTATAAATGATATTACAATAGGCAAATATGATATTATTGTAGTAACTGGTTCAACATTACCTAGTAATAGATATGCTGAACTTGAGTTTTATATGGATGCATATCAAAAAGGAATCATTGATAGACAAGAAGTTCTTAAGAAAACCGAAGTATTTGATATGGAAGGTGTTATGGAAAGAACTGATATAATTGCTAAACTACAACAACAAGTAGAGCAAGCAGGAGAACAAATTAAAAAGCTTAAAGGTGATTTACAAACAAGAGACCGAGAAGCTGTTAATTTAAGAAAGAAAGTTGAAGTTGAGAAGTTTAAAGGAGACCTAGACCAGGTAAGCACTAAAGCTAAAGCTGCAGGTACTCTTTATGAAAAACGACTTGATGATAGCTTATCCACCGTTAAAACGCAGTTAAGAGATTCTGCACAACGAACTAGTTTACCCTCTTCAGGTGGCAAAGGGGCAACTAAAAGGAGAAAGAAATAATGACACAAGATAATATACCAACACAAGATACCCCTCAAACAGAGACTAATGAACAGCAATTCAATTCTTTAGAAGAAGCTGTATTTGGTCAAGAGGGCTCTACAGATAATATTTCAAGTGCTTTTACTACTGGTAATGAAGGAAATACTGAAACAGCTCCAGAACCAACTGGACAACCTGAAGTAAGTACGCAAGAAACAACTCAACAACCAACTCAAGATAACGATGAAAAGCGATATCAATATTGGCAATCTCAAGCAGATAAGTACAAGAATGAGTTGGATTCAATGAAGCAAGTACAGCAACAACCTGCACAACAGCAGCCTGCAGAACCTGCTCAAGAACAAGTTGAAGAGTTTCCAGCAGCTCCTGATAAACCAAAACAACCCAGAACTTTTAATAGAGAGGAAGCTTATAGTGACCCTTCTAGTGAAAGTGCTAGGTATTTAGATGAATTAGAGGGATGGCGTGATGATATGAGTGAATATAATTCGCTTAAATCTCAATACCAAACAGCTATTATTGAAGATAAATTCAATAAAATGGAGCAATCTAGAGTTGAGGAAGCTAAAAAACAACAAGCTTATCAACAAAGGAATGCCCAAGAAGCTGAGATTAAGTCTCATGTAATGGGACATTATGGTATGAGTGAAACCGAAACAACTGATTTTATGTCAAAAATGTCTGACCCTAATTCAATAACTATCGATAATCTTGTACAGTTATATAGACTACAGAATGGCGGAGCTCCTCAACAAGGTACTCCTGCTGCTCCTAGTCAATCGTTTCAGCAAACTAAGAATGCACAGCAAGTACCATCTCCTATGGGAGTGATGCCTTCTGGACAATCTGGGGCTGATACAAAATCACTAGAGGACAAGATGATAGATAGCATGATAGGGAATTTTAATAGTAAAAACCCTTGGAAGTAATTTTAATTAATCGCCCTACCCGAAGGTCTATTTAGACAGTTGAGGACGGGTATTATAAGGATGGAAGACAATGGCAGAAGCTAGTATTTTTAGTACTAGTTTTAGCAATGCGCCTCAAGGTGTCAGTATTGATAATACTAGACGCAAGTATAATTTTGGCGAAAGAGTTGCTGAACTAGCACCACAACAAAGTCCATTCTTCGTATATTTATCGAAGGTGGCAAAAAAGGCTACTAATGACCCTGTGTTTAAATTTCTTGAACAAAGGCATCAGTGGCAAAGACGTAATTTTGAAATCAAAACTGGATTCACACTAGGAGAAGAAATGGTAGCAAGTGAAATTCTTGGTGCGGGTGTAGATTTGGTACTTACTTGCGGATATGATGAGTTTGGTAAAATAGTTAGTGCAAATGAATGTACTTTCTTATTACCTGGTCAAGTACTCGCAGTAAAAGCAGATGATGGTACAGTTTATAATGTTAAGATATCTCAAGCTGCAGTTGTAAATAGCAGTGCATCAACAGTACATGATGGAACTGATATTGCCCACTTAACTTCAAGTTTACATACTGAAGTTTCAGGTGAAATGTTAAGTGTTGTAGGAACAGCTATACCTAATGGTACAGTTTTTTCTGCTGGTAATAAAGGTCAGGTTGTTGGTAGTGCTTGGGCTGAAGGAACTGAATCTCCATTAGGTTGGGAAGATAAAATATTTGATAGAGAAGGATATTGTCAAATCTTCAAAACAGGTATGAATATCTTTTCAGGAACTTCATTATCTACTGAGTACAGAGGTATTGCTAATGAGTTTCAAAGAATCTGGCAAGATAAATTAATGGAACATAAGATGGATATAGAACAAGCTATGTTGTTTGGTAGAGGAACCAATGATGCTAGAAGTTCAGCTGATGGTACAAGCCTTACAGGAGCTCCTTGTAGAGCTTCTTGGGGTATAGCTCCTTATACTGAAACATATGGCAAAGTATATAATATGTCTTATGCTTCATCTGGCTATGATGCTTTCTTAGATGCAATGGAAGATTTCTTTGCTCCTGAATCAGGTAATAGTGGTAACAAACTAGTACTTGCTTCAAGAAAAATTATTACTTATTTGAATAAACTAGGTAATGGAAGTTTTCTTAATAATTCTGTAGGCTCATCTCAATATCGATTAGATGTTGCTACTATTCCTGGTGCTTTTGGGCATACAGTAACAGTTGTAAATACTATTTTTGGTAATTTACACTTTGTTTCTGAGCCTTTATTAAGAGGCCCTTGGGAAGACTATGCACTATGTGTTGATATGAAAAATGTAGCTTTAAGACCACTTGTGGGGAATGGTAATAGTCGTGATACCTTCATTGAAACTAATATACAAGACAACGGTGTAGATGGTCGTCAAGACCAAATCATCACTGAATGTGGCTTGGAGATTAGCGTTCCTGAAACTCACGCAATTCTTAAGTTTTCTTAAGGGAGGAGTAAATTATGGCTTTTACTAAAACTAGTGCTAATGGTAAGACAGTATATCAAGAATCATATACTTTACCAGCAAGTGCAACAATAGGCTATAGTACTGAGATAGACTTCCTTAAGTTTGACTCAAGTTTGGCTAATAAAAAAGTAGCGATTGTATTGAATGCTAGTGCTGTTTCTGGTACTAACTTAGACATATCGTTATATGGGACTTGGGAAGCTGGAGGCTCTAAGGTCACTTTAGTATCTGATACTTTAGTAACTGATATTACTGCAACAGGTAATAATGTTGATATTCTTGACTTAAATGCTTATCCTATGCCTTATTATTATATAGGGTGGACGGCTGATGCTGATGAGAGTGCAAACACTATTACTTTAACTTGTATTGTTGATGAAGACAATGTGGGGATGGTATCTGGTGACTTTGGTGGTATAGGAGCTGACCCATCATAGTGGTTAGTTTAACAATCGTAGATGGGGCTTCGGCCCCATTTACACAAATTTTAAAAGGAGAGAAATTATGGCTGCTGAAAAATTAGGTGGCAAATGGAGTAAGGGAGCAGATTTATCATTGGGTGATGCTACAATACGAGATTATACAACGGGTACTGACCTTTCTGCTAGTTTATCAAAAACAATGGGTAATTATTGTGCTTTTGATATGGATGGAGGAACAGATGCTGATTATACAGAACCTTTTGATTTTCCTATTTTAGGAGACTTTATGGTAATAGTTAATGCGACAGGTTTAAATTTAGGTGCTGCAACTACAATGGATGTTAGTGTTCAAGGTTCTGCAGACGGAGATAATTGGGTTGATTTACATACAGATATTTTAGATGGAGTAGCTATTGATGATGTAATGGCAACTGCTGTATATGATGCTGATGCAAAAGGTATTATGCCTTATATGAGACTTGAATTAACAGCTGCGTCTAATGCTAGAACAGAATCAATACTACTTCAGATTGACCCATTGCATAAAGCTATATAATGGCTAAGAAATTAGCTAATAGATTTTCAACTAGTATAGGTAATCCTTGGCATGGTACCAAGATAGATACTAGAAGAAAGTTAAATTTAAAGAATAAGAAAAAAGGTAAATAATGGCACAAGGTGGAAACTTAGGACAAAGAATTACAGACTTAATAGGAGCTATATATAGTACTGATGTTGATTACGAAGGTGATTTAATTAATGCTGCTATAAATGAAATAGCAGATATGCTTCCTATTGAAGTGCTTGCCAAATATTCCAAGACTCCTGGAGTCCTTACTTCTGCATCTGAATGGCTTACTGAAGGTCGTAAAATACTAAAGGTTACAAGAGTAGATGCTAACAGCGGTGGTATTGAAAGAGAGTGTTTAGGTGTTGATAGAAGAGGATTTGCGGTAGCAGGAGACAGTGGTAGTATATATGAAGCTACTGCTTATAGTCCTATCTTTCATCACGATACAGCTAATGATGGAGCGTCTACACTTAAGGTTTTACCTGTACCTACTTCTGACCAACAAGCAAAAATTTGGTATTTTACATATGTTACATCTACAGCGCCTGATAGTGATATAACGGATTTAACAGAAGCTACTTTAAATACTACAGTATATTTGCCAAATAACTTAATACATGCTATATCTTTAAAGAGCAGTGTTAATATACTTAAAGCTTATATAAGCAATCAAGTTCAAGATGAAGAAGATATAGAGCTTATGCAGATGATAACTAATCAAATGCAATTATTAGAAAAAGATTTTATGACTGAAATGCAAAGATATACAGGTAAGGAAAAACCAGAGGGAGAATAATGACTGCTAAACAAATGATAGAATTAATACAACAACATCACCCTCATATAGGAGAAACAGAAGCTTTATTATTACTTAACGAAGTTAAAGACGAATTCTGTGAAAACACAGAAATAACCAAAACTCTTAGTACTGGATTAACAACAACTGCAGGGCAATTATTATATGATATATCTTTGGGTCCTGATTCTGGAAGCGCAGGTATTTTAAAAATAAATAAAGTATGGATAGGAGATGCTGGTGGAACTTCTGGAATATTAACTAAAAGGCTTCAAGGAACACTTAAATTAAAGGATATAACATAATGGCTAAAAAAGTACAAAGAGGTTGGTTTACAGAGATTGTTAGTGGAGATGTTAAATTAGCTTTAGTTGAAAAAACATCTAGAACTGTAGATGGAATTACTGATGAATGGCAAGCACTAACAGAATCAAGTTTAGGTATTTGGATAGAAGGAACTATAAATGAGGCAGATTTATCGTCTACAGCAAGCACATGGAATGATATATCTGATAGATACCATAAATCTATAGTTGATAAAGTTATAGGAATGGGGTATAGAGACCCTAGAAATAAAGACTTGCAAAGTGCAGAGTATTTTGAAGCTTTATATTTAAAAGGTGAAAAGAGAGCTAAAAAAATGGCAAGGAGTCATTATTATGAAGGCTCTGGAAGAATTATACCGCAAGATTTCTAAAAACTAAGGGGGTATACTATGGATTGGTTTCAAATATTAGATAGATACGGTATTGCAGTAGCAGGTTCAGTAGCTATGGGTTTTTATATATGGAAATCAACTAAGTTTATCCAAGATGAATTAACAAGAGAGTTAAGAGAGTCTTTTGGTAGGATTGAAGGTATATTAGTCAAGCTAATAGACCAACAAAAGAAAATGCAATTAGAACAAAAAGGATTAGAGAATAGTTATAAAACACTAGTGGAAGTAATTGCTAAGCTAAGTGGTAACGGATTAAAAGATAAATTTTTAAGGATGCAAGAAAGAAATGACAACAAAAAATACTAAAGACGATTTAATAATATCACATTTAGAATATATTAGAACTAGGGTTGACCAAATCAATGGAAGAGTCAGAGAAAATGAAAGACAAATATCTTGGATTAGAGGTATAGGAGTATCATTTATTTTCATTTTTAGTTCTGTAATGACATGGCTTGGCTTAAATAAGTGACAAACTTAGGCTACTTTATATTAGGCTTTATAGTAGTCTTTTTTGGAGGTCTTTGGTGGCTTGGTAAGTGGGAAATGTTTGATATTTATTTTAATGATGATGAAGATTGGGATTTTTAAATGATACAAGGAATGGTTTTGAAAATGATTATTAGTGCAGCAGTAAAGGCTATTAAAAAAGCCCCTGATAAACTTATAGCTAGTGACCATGAAAAAAGAATTAAAGTTCTAGAAGATTTAGCTCATCCAAAGAAAGAGTTAATATGTAAATGTTGCAAAGAAAAAGGAGAATAAATGAAGTCACTATTGATTAATGCTTTAAAGAGTTTGTTTAGTGAAGATATGATAAAAGCTATTGTTGTAGCTTTAGGTGATTATCTAGTAGCTAAAAGTTCTAATAAACTTGATGATAAGCTTTGGGCTCAAGTTAAGAATCGCCTAAACTAAGAAATGATGAAAGAACTTTCAACTAGAATGGTGTTAGTAGTTGACTTAGTAGATAGAGTTAAAGGTAAAATACTAGATAAATTAGTACATAACCAAAAACAAATCTACAAAGATAGTCCAGGCCATTGTCCTAACTGCAACTGTGATGAGGTGGTGGGAGTTGAAATAATGGGTGCCAAAGATGGAGTCCTACTCTGGGAATGTGAAAGTTGTGATGATATGTTTTTAAAATACGAACCCGATAAAACTGAGATAGAATTACAGAGTGCTAAGAATTGTTGGACAAATTCTGATGATTGGGGTTACGTTCCTAGGAGTAAATTTAACTAGGAGTTTTTTGATAAATGAAGAAAACTAATAAAGGGGTGATTAAAAGAGCAATCATCACTCCAGATAAACACGCGCCTATCCACGATAAGGCAGCGATAAATGTAGTTAAACAAGCAATAGAGCTTGTAAAGCCCGAAATATACGTGGATTTGGGCGATTTAGGTGAGTTTAGTAGTGTATCCCACTGGCAATGGAAACGTAAGAAAAAACCACCATTAGAGTACATTATGCCTAAAGTTGATGAAGATATAGAAGAAGTTAATAAGTTACTTGACATAATAGATGAATCTTTGGATAAAGTGAATTGTAAAGAAAGACACATATGTGCAGGGAATCATGATGAATGGTTAGATAGATTCGTAGAAGAGCATCCTTATCTAAACTATCGCTTTGAAAAAGTATGTAGATTCAAAGAGAGAGGATACAAGTATCACCCACCTGGGAAGTATCTTAAAATAGGAAAGCTCTATTTTTATCATGGGCACCATTTTGGTGGTCAATACCACGCAGCGAATCATCTGAGAAAACTAGGTGCCAATATAATGTATGGTCATCATCATTCCCTGCAACAAGATAGTGTGACTTTTATGGATGGACCTAAGTCTGCCTGGTCACTTGGATGTTTAAAGGATATGTCTGCTGAGAAGAATCAGTGGTTAGGAGGCAGACAACATAAATGGGCACATGCATTTGCTATAGTAGATTATTATTACGGAGGAAGATTTACTGTAGATATAGTGCAAATAATAGACGGTAGAACAACAGTATGGGGGAAATTGCTAGATGGAAATATATAACATAACAATACCAGAGGATTATTGGACATCTTCTCATAAAGTAGAATGGAGCTAAATGCCTAGACAATTAAAGGAAATAAAAAACTTTAATCTTGGAACCGTATTGAATGTATCTGAAAAAGATACTCCAAAGCATTCATCTGTATTCTCTTTAAATATTAATCCTGTATCGGAAAATGGTATATTAACTTCTATTAATTGTGACAGATTGTTTTTACCTACTCCTGAGAATACAACAACTGCAAGTTCTCCAATATCTTGGAACTCTGTAAATAATACTAGCACATCATCTTTATCTGATTTGCATAAATTTCATATAAATGATATAGCTATATTTGAAGAAAATAGTTCAGCTAATCTTTCTTATATTGGAACAAAGGGGCACAAAGAGAATGTTATAGTTACAGATATTAGACCTTGGTATGAAAAGGCGATAGCACTTGATGGAAGTCAATTAACATTTTATCCTTCATCTACAATATCTTTAACTGATGATAATATTTCTTATTTATCAACCACTAATGCTATAGCATTATCTACTACTATTTCAGGATTTGTAGTTACATCAGGATTTACAGATGGAGTAGCCGTTTTAACTCAAACAGGTCATGATGAAACTCAACATGATGGTGATACTATGACTATAACAACTCCAGACGGAAAGGTTGTTATATATGAGTTTGACAATCAAACTGGAGGTGGAGCAGTAGCAAGTGGTGCTTTAATAGGTAGCAATACATGTATTCAATTGTACGGAGCAGCTAGTGCTGAAGCTATTATAGACCAAATAGAAATAGCGATAGCAAATGTAACTTATGGTCATGGCACTAGAATATCATTAAGTCAAGCAACTGGCGTTTTAACTCTTACATATGCTCAAGAAATTATACCTAAATATTTATCACCTGGTAACTATTTTAGTCTTGCTACTGGTAGTTATGCTGGTAATGAGATTATGAAAATTGAAAGTA